GGTTTGATTATTGGAGTGATTGCTTGGTTGGTGATGAAGTGAGATATTTTGTTGAAATACTACTTAGTTTATTGGTTACGCTAACTTTGACATCGATTGTTGTTTTCTTGGTATGGATTTGCATCAATGTTTTGAAGCTTAGTTTTTTCACAACTGTATTTATTGGATTGTTACCTTTTATGATTTTGCTAATTATTTTTTGGATTTCCGAATTTTTTTGAGAACTCTTTTTAAATATAGTTTAGCTTCGTAAATCCATCTTTTCCAAGTTTTTTCTTCAAAAAAAGAAATAATTTTATCTTTAAATTCTCGGATTGGATTTTGTTTCCAATGCATTACAATTTCACGAGTGCGTCCTTTCCTTGTATCTGCAAAATGGTATGTATCTGGAATAGGATTGAATGGAACAACTAAAAAACGTTTAGGTGTCTCTATCTCCAAGAATAAATTTGGATTATTTATAGCAGAACAATTAAAAGCAAAATAATCAGTGAGTTCAGAATAAGGAGCTACTATAAATGGAACAGTTTTAGTATTAATTTCTTTATTAAAACGTTTAGTTGATATTTCATCAATCAATTCTCCATAGTCTGTTGAATATGAACAAAATTCTTTATCTGAAATCCTCATACCTTGAACAGTTAGTGGGGTTGATGATTCATTTACAAAAGAAATTCTTACGACCATTTGTCCTGATTCGTTATTAAATGCCTTACTGTTTGAAATACCAATCCTATATAATTCTCGGTAATGCTTAATAAGAAAGATGTACGATGACATGGCAATTGATATTATAGATAAAATCAGTGATAATTCCACATTTTTCTCCAATCATTTTTATTTCCATTATACCATTTTAGAAAGGGGTGAGAATATGCAATGGACACTTGAAGCGTTGAGGGTAGCCGCTGGGTTGACTCAAAAAGAATTAGCAGAGGAATTCGACGTTTCTTCACAGACGATTGCAAGACTAGAGAACGATAGTTCTAACATCAACGTTGCAATACTAAAAAAATACATGACTAAATTTCATGTTAGTTTTGATGATATTTTTTTAGGTAAAAAATACGAAAATTTCGTATACTAATTTTTCCAGCAGGTTAGAAAGGACATTATGAACGAAATAGAATTATCGGACAATCTTGCACAGATTGAACTTGAAATCAATCATCATAAGCAGATTGCAGGTCAGTCTATTTGGGAAATTGGCAGACGTTTAAATCATGTTAAAGAACACGATTTGGCGCACGGGCAATTTGTGGAATGGGTAGAGAAGAATCTACAAATTAACATTAGAGAAGCTCAACGCATGATGACAGTTGCTAGAGAACTTCCAAATACGACCACATGGTCGCATTTGGGGAGTAGAGCTCTCTACCTAATCGCTACTCTTCCAGACGAAGAAAAACAAACACAACTTGACCGTATCGAAAACGGCGATAATCCAACGGTTCGAGAACTGCAAGAAGTTAAACGCAAGCTCAAACTTGCAGAGGCTGAAAATAAAAAGCTCTTTGAAGAAAAAGAGCAACAAGCAGAACAGCTCCTGAAGTCGCAAATATATCCGCCAGAGCCTAAACCGATAGTTATTGAAAAAGAAGTTGTTAAAGAAGTTATACCAGATGATTATCAGTTTTTTAAATCTAATTATGAAGCTTCTGAACGCAACAATGAATTTTACAAAAAACAAAATTCAGAGCTTCGAGAAGAAATGAAAGAGCTTGAACGTATTATCAAAGAGCAACAGCAGAACAAGGCTTCTAGAGAAGAATTATCTGAATTAGAAGAACGCAAACAAGCTATTTCTTCTGAATTAGATTCTCTTGAAAAGATTATTAAGTTCAATGAAGCTGTTGAAAGTTTCTTGACAGAACACGCTTCTTTGCAATATTCATCAGATTTTTCAAATCTTTATAACAACAGAGATTTAACATTGTCTCTACTAGATACTATCAATCGTCTAGAGAAATGGATTGATGACATTAAATCAGAATTACCAAAATCAGAAATTATCGAAGGAGAATAACTATGCGTACTTACAGTCATTTTGCACAAGGAAATATTTTTAACGACGGGCGACAAGCAAACATTGTTTACGTTACAAGAAACTATCAAATGTTTAACTTTAGTAAATTTAACCGAAACGTCTTCTTGTCACCAGAATTTTTAAAACAAGCAGAACTTGGCTTTGTTTCACCAATTATTGTAAACGAAAACATGACTGTCATTGACGGTCAACACCGTTTATCGGCTTGCCAACAACTTGGTTTACCTGTTGAATACGTTGTTAAGGAAGGTCTAAACGAAGACGATATTGTTCGTATGAACACCGTTCAACGTCCATGGAAATTGATTAATTATATCGAAGCTTACGCTAACGAAGGCAAAGAAGAATACGTTAAGCTTCTAAATTTAATCAACACCAAAGATTATTATCAAAGCGTAGCAATCATCTCTCAAATCGCTTTCAACTCAAATACTCCAAGAGGAATGATTGAAGCTATCCAAGAAGGCACGTTCAAATTTCATAATTACAATAAGACAGTTGAATTTTTGGCTTACTTGAAACTTTTTAAAGAAAAGACACGTATTCCTTACCGTTCAAATCTTTCTCGAGCATTGTATATGTTGTTCACATACAAAAAAATCAACATGGATACATTGATTAAAAAAGTGGTTTCTACAGGTTTGAACGAAGAATTAATCGTTAAATCCCCTAACTACTCAGAATGTATCAAAGAGTTGCTAACGGCTTATAATTATCGAGCTTCTGTAAATTATGTTGACTTTGCAATCAATGCGAAAGGAAACGTCATCATTAATAGCGAGAAACACGACTGGGCTCTTGATGAATACGAAAAAGAGTAAACAAAAAAAGGAGTACATGCGTACATACTCCTCAGTCATTTTGCTAACACTATTATAACACATTTCCAGCTAGGTTGCTACAGTTCTAGCAGACGCCTCCGAAAACATAGATAATTGACATGATGAAACGAACTCCATTAGGTCTGCTAGGACTATACCAGCCTAGCTGGAAAACAAAAAAAAGCCACTGAGAAATCAGTGACTTACACAAAAAAACTTACTTACATTATACCAGAAAGGAGCACTTATGGATAGTGTAATGCAACAATTTTCTGATTGGTTAAAAAGCACAATCAAGGAAACATTAAACAAGCTTTTGGAAATCGAACAGGATGATGGGTTTCCGGAATTGATGGATATGAAAACAACTTATAAATTTTTAGGTATTTCATATGACACATTCCAGATTTACCGTAATTATGATGGTTTCCCAAAAGAATTGCCAGCTAAACGCTGGTCTAAGCGAGCTATTAAGAAATGGCTTGAAAATCAAATTTAAAGCTTCTGGACAAGGCTTAAAAGAGAAAGGATTTAACATGACATATTTAATTATCGCAGTCGCAGTTTTAGCGTTCGCTGAAATCATCACATTGACATTATTCGGCAAACGAGCACGTAAAAAAGAAGAAGTGGTTAAGCCAAATCATTCTGGTTGGGAAGCAAGTGCCATTGCATACAATCGCACTCACGGTTTGCCAGACGATGCGATTTAGGGAGAATGATAATGACTAAAGCAGATGAAATCAGAAAATATTATAGAGACAATCCGTTAGCTTCCGCAGAAGAAGTTGCTGAAGCAACAGGAATTGCAAAAGAAAAGATTCGAGCTTACATTTCAAAAGATGTCAAAGCAGGACGTTGTATTAGAACGGAAAATGGTATTGATTATAGCAGTTTCTTTTACGAAGAAGAGGAACGTAGCAGTTTGATTGAATGGAAAAATGAGATTCGGAGAGAACTAGTCGAACAGTTGCTAGAAGCTAATCGTAGAGAAACCGCTAGCGACCAAATTCGTTTAAACGCTAAAGAAATTAATAAGCTACTAAATGAGGAGAATCGATAATGTACACATACGAATACCGTTGCTTAGATTGTGGCGAGCGTTGGGAAATTATTGATAGTTATCCACCGCTTGAATGTCCACATTGCGAAAGTGAACAGATTTATCAACTATGGAAAGTGAGGGCGTACGATTGAGAATATATGTCAATAAACGCAAAGAATTGATTTTAGCACCAGAATATTTTGAAAAATATGGTGGTGTCAGCAACGAAACCATTCAAATTAAAGATGGTGAATTTGCAAAGGAAATCGAAAAAGAAGTCAACGAAGCTATGCAAGAGATTATTGAGCGTTGGCAACCTAAAATTAAAGAACTACCGCTTGAAGCACTATTTGCTGAAAGACAAAGGCAAGTTAAAAACTTTAGTGATTTTGAAACGGTGCTAACAGAGCTGGTGGAGGAA